TAGAGATTAATATACAGACTCTAAAGTCCCTCTGTATGCTTGTTAAGTCTTACCTCATGGGCTTTGAAGTCCTCTGAAGTCCTCTGAAGTCCTCGTGCATATATATAAAGGCTCTGAAGTCCTCTGAAGATACCCCCACGCCAGAGCCCATGCCCACCCCCCCTATATATATGTAGTGCTTCTACATTTTTAGAAGTTTTACAGTGTTAAGACAGTAGGTTAGTTCGGCTCCAGTGTAACTTATCAGGGCTTAATAAACCTTGGGAGAGTATCTGAGGGGGATTGTTGAGACTTTAGAAGTAGTTTCTCTGGGTTACTATTTAACCCGGGCGACCTACAATGTTATTATACACTTGGTTTTTGTTTTTGTCAATACCTTACCCCCATTATTGGTATTTTAAATTAACTCTTGACAAAACTTGAGAAAGTTCTATAATAAGATATATGAGTAATTTACCAGCTAATAGAAAATTAACCGATAAACAACAATTGTTTTTAGATAATATCCTTGAAACGCAAGGAGATTTAAAACTATCTGCTGAACTTGCTGGATACTCAGGAAATCACTACCAAGTAATAAAGAGTTTAAAAGAAGAAATAGTCGAATTAGCCTCGAATGTACTTGCAAGGGAAGCACCTAAAGCAGCTTTTAAGCTCGTTGAAGTTATGACAGCTGCAGACGCTATACCTCAAGCCAATGTAAAACTACAAGCTGCTCAAACAGTTCTTGATAGAGTTGGACTAGGGAAAACAGAAAGGGTTGATGTCAACCATAATGTTCAGGGTGGAATCTTTATTCTCCCTGAAAAACAAACGATAGATGTAGAATATGCCGAACAAGAAGCAGAAGTCAACAGTTAATAAAGCTGGTAATTATACTAAGCCTACTATGCGTAAGCGTCTTTTTAATAAGATTAAAGCTAGTACGAAGGGCGGTAAAGCTGGTCAATGGTCAGCTCGAAAAGCTCAGATGTTGGCTAAAGAGTATAAAGCAAAAGGAGGAGGATACAAATAATGTATTTTGGCTGGAAAGATATGGTAGCTTGGTTTAAGAATTTATTTAATTTTACTAAACCAAAACCTAAGAAAAAAAGAAATGTCAGGACTAAAAAAGTCACAAAGAAGTCTTAGAAGTTGGACTAAACAAGACTGGGGAACTAAGTCGGGTAAAAAATCTAGTGAAACTGGAGAACGTTATCTGCCTAAAGCAGCCCGTGAATCTTTAAGTTCAGCAGAGTATGCTGCTACTACTAGAAAGAAAAGAGCAGATACTCGTAAAGGTAAGCAACATTCTCAGCAACCGAAGAGTATTGCGAAAAAAACTAGAAAATATAGAAAAGTAGGATAATGGCAAAAAAAGATTCAAGATTAACAAGAGCAGGAGTAAGCGGCTTTAATAAACCAAAGCGTACTCCGGGTCATAAAACTAAGTCTCATGTTGTTGTTGCCAAAGAAGGTGATAAGATTAAAACAATTAGATTTGGACAACAAGGTAAAACAGGTGATAGAACTATGACCAAAAGAGCCAAATCATTTAAGGCTCGACATGCTAAGAATATTGCCAGAGGTAAAATGTCTGCAGCATATTGGGCTAATAAGGTAAAGTGGTAGGAAAAGAAAATGAATTTTTGGGAAAAAGTAGGTAACTTCTTTGGCTGGGTAAAAGTTAGAACCCGTGACGAAGACGGTAGATATATAGCTGATGATAAAACTACAGCAAAGAATGAAGCCTATACAATGGTACATAAAGATTTAGTTAAGAAAAAGAAATAAGATGGCTTTATTAGGAAGCGAAACCAAACCTCTTAAAGTTAAAACTAAAACTTTTTTAGGTAAAGGTTCTAAACAACGACCAATTAAAGATAGAAAAAAGTTTGAAGAAAACTGGGATGCTATCTTTAGTAAAGGCACGAAGTCGAAAGACTGAGTCAGCGTAAGAGGTTTTCCAGATATTTATTCCATCTTTATGTCTGGAAAGCCCAGCTTTGAAAGATTATGAAGAACATACCAAAAGATTACCTAGTAAGAAAAAGTCACACTATTCCTTTTGGTTACGAACTAAGTGACATCAAGGGTTATCTCAAACCCATACCTAAAGAACTCAAAGCCTTAAACAAATATCTACAAGGCGTTAGCGAACAGAAGTATTCTCTTAGAGAGGCTGCTCGTTTAATTACTCAAGAAGCAGGGCGTAGCATTTCTCATGTTGCCCTTAAGAATTATCTAGATTCTGACCCCTCTCTCGCTGAACAACATAAAAAGAAAGTTGCTCAACGTAAAAAGAAATTAGCCAAACAAAAAAAAGCTTTATATAATAAAGAGCAAACTATTAAAGCTCAAGAAGAAGTTATTAAAAAAGCTACCGAACAAACAACTTCTAATGTTGTTACTGAAAATAAATTAACTGAAGTACCTGAAGATGTTCAAGAACAATTAAAAGAAGCTAATGTTGTTTTCCATGCCAATGAAGGACCACAAACAGATTTCTTAGCTGCCGATGAAAAAGATGTACTTTATGGCGGAGCTGCTGGTGGCGGTAAATCCTACGCTATGTTGGTTGACCCGCTACGTTATGCTCACAAAAAAGCTCATCGTGCTTTAATACTAAGAAGGTCTATGCCAGAACTTCGTGAGATGATTGATAAATCTCGTGAACTATATCCCCAAGCATTTCCCGGTGCTAAGTTTAGAGAAGTAGAGAAGTTGTGGAATTTTCCTAGTGGTGCTAAAATAGAATTTGGGTTCTTAGAACGAGATGCCGATGTGTATAGATACCAAGGTCAAGCCTATTCTTGGATTGGCTTTGATGAAATCACACATCTACCTACGGAGTTTAGTTGGAATTATCTTGCTTCTCGTCTAAGGACCACCGACCCATCTATTAAAACTTATTTAAGATGTACAGCTAACCCCGGTGGAGCCGGTGCGTCTTGGGTAAAGAAAAGATATATTGAACCTCATGAAGATAATAAATCTTTTTTAGGTGCAGATGGTTTAACCAGAAAGTTTATTCCGGCTAAATTAGTAGACAACCCTTACTTAGCTAAAGATGGTGTTTATGAGCAGATGCTAAAGTCTTTACCGCCTATTCAAAGAAGACAATTACTAGAAGGAAACTGGGATGTTGCCGAAGGTGCAGCCTTTGTAGAGTTTGATAATACTAAGCATATTGTTACTCCTTTTCAGATTCCTGTACACTGGGAAAGAGTTAAAGGGATTGACTATGGATACGCAGCTGAGTCTTGTTGTTTATGGGGTGCTATTGATATAAATGATGGAACTTTAATAATATATAGAGAATTATACAGAAAGGGCTTGACAGGTGAAGAATTAGGCAGTATAATAGGGAATATGGAACTTGAGGACCCTTTATCGGTCCCGGGTGTATTAGATACTGCTGCATGGGCTAGAACCGGTACTACTGGTCCTACCGTTGGAGAAGCCTTAATTAAAGCTGGTCATAAATTAAGACGAGCTGATAAGAACAGGATTCAAGGCAAGATTCAAATACATGAGTTTTTAAAGATTAAAGAAAACGGTAGACCAAGGTTACAGATATTTAATACTTGTCCGAATTTAATACGAGAATTACAGTCGATACCTTTGTCTAAAACTAATCCGGAGGATGTAGATACACATGCTTCGGACCACGCTTATGATGCTCTACGTTATTTAATAATGAGCAGACCAAGAGTGGATAGTCCGTTAGAAAGAATTAGAGGACTAAAGAGAGAAATGCATAACCCCTCTGATTCAACATTTGGATATTAAGGAGAACTATAATTATGAATCAAAATGCTAGAAGAGTTATAAGAGTAACACCTACAATTACAGGAGTTACTTATGCAAATAATGATATTTTATTTGATACAACAGAAATACCATTAGCTGTCGGCAAGCCGGGAGAATGTTCTAAGCTTGTATCTGCTATGATTATTTCTAAATCTAATTCTGTGTTTGATGCAGAAATATTCTTTTGTCAAGTAAATCAATCTGTGGGTACTGTAAATGCTGAAAGAAATGTATCAGATTCTGATTTTGCAACAGCAAAAGTAATGGGAACTTTAACACTCGATGGCTCTGCTGACGATTATAATTATGGTGGTGGTAGAATTTTTAGGTTTGATAATAACTTAGAAAGTGCAGGAGCAACAGATGGCGACCAAATAGCTAAAGCAAGGTTTCCTGTTTTATTACAAGCTGCTGCTGGAAGCACAAGTGTTTATTGTTTTGCATTTATTGCAGGTACAGATACAACACCTGATTTTTCAGTCGGTGATTTAGAACTAGTATTAGGCGTAGAATATTAATTTATTTACATGGCTGAACAAGAAAATACATTTTTAAATGCAGACAACATTTATGAAGATGTTGAAGGCGAAGCTGGTAAAAATTTAACTTTAGAGTTAGACCAAAAACAAAACTTAGTTGGTATTATTCAAGGTAGATTTTATCAAGCTGAAGATGCTAGAAACTCAGATGAACAAAGATGGTTAAAGTCCTACGAAAATTATCGAGGTCTTTATAATAAATCAGTTAAATTCAGGGACTCAGAAAAGTCTAGAATTTTTGTCAAAATAACTAAAACAAAAGTCTTAGCAGCTTTTGGACAATTAGTAGATGTTATTTTTGGCACAGGTAAGTTTCCGATTGGTATTCAAGAAACTAAAGTACCTGAAGGTGAATTAGAACATGCTCACCTAGATATAAATAATCCTCAAGTTGGTCTTGAAAGTTCTTTACCAGACGACATAGGTAATAGAATAGAGAATCCTTATGATGTGGGTTACGAAGGTGATGGACGTACTTTAAGTCCCGGAGCTACTTTTGGTAAAGGTATGTTCAGTGAAACTTTAGAGGATGAAGTTGAAGATAATTTAGTTGAAGGACTTAAACCAAATCCACAAGTTTTAGAAATCTCTCCGGCACAAAAAGCTGCAAGAAGAATGGAAAAACTTATCCATGACCAAATAGATGAATCTAAAGGCTCGTCTGAAATACGAAGTGCTTTATTAGAATCATCTCTTTTAGGAACAGGAATAGTTAAAGGACCGTTTAATTATAATAAAAAATTAAACAAGTGGGAAACAGGCGAAGATGGGGAAAGAAATTATAACCCATTAGAAGTTAGAGTACCAAGAATAGAATTTGTTAGTTGTTGGGATTTTTACCCAGACCCTTCAGGCACAAGCATAGAAGAATGTGAATATATTGTTCATAGACATAAAATGAATAAATCACAACTTCGACAGCTTCGTAATATGCCTTACTTTAATAAAGATGCAATTAGGGCTTGCTTAGCTGAAGGACCAAACTACATAGAAAAAGATTTTGAAAGTCAATTAAAAGATGATGCTAGAGTTGATGATTACCAAACTAATTTTGAAGTTCTAGAATATTGGGGTATCATGGATGCCGAGTATGCTAGAGAAGTTGGTATTGAATTAGACGAAAGTATAGATGATTTAGATGAGGTACAGATTAACGCATGGGTATGCGGTAATGAACTACTAAGAGCTGTAATAAATCCATTTACACCTTATAGATTACCTTATCATGCTTTTCCTTATGAAAGAAATCCATATAATTTCTTTGGTATAGGAGTAGCAGAAAATATGGATGATTCTCAGCAAATTATGAATGGTCATGCGAGAATGGCAGTTGATAATTTAGCAATGGCTGGTTCACTTGTCTTTGACGTAGATGAGTCAGCTTTAATTGGAGGGCAGAGCATGGAAATATATCCGGGCAAAATATTCAGGCGACAAGCTGGAATGCCGGGACAAGCCATACACGGTTTGAAGTTTCCTAATACTGCTCCAGAGAATATGATGATGTTCGACAAGTTTAGACAACTTGCTGACGAACAGACCGGCATACCATCGTATTCACACGGTCAAACTGGTGTACAAAGTATGACAAGGACTGCCTCTGGTATGTCTATGTTGCTAGGTGCTGCTAGTTTAAATATTAAAACAGTCGTTAAGAATCTTGATGACTTTTTATTAAAACCGTTAGGCGAAGCTTTTTTTCAATGGAACATGCAGTTCTTTGAAGGCTCGCTAGATGTGAAAGGTGATTTAGAAGTTAAAGCAACAGGTACTAATAGCTTGATGCAGAAAGAAGTACGAAGTCAAAGATTGACTATGTTCCTACAAACTGCACAAAGTCCAGCCATTGCACCATTTGTTAAGATTTCTAAATTAATTAGTGAACTTGCCTACAGCTTAGACTTGGACCCTGATGAAATACTCAATGACCCAGAAGAAGCTGCTATAATGGCACAAATAATAGGAATGCAAAATGTTGGACAAAACGTTGGCTCGGAAGCTGAACTTGCTGGTGGGGAACAAGGACCTATGGGAAGCCTTGCTGGAACACCTGCAGAACCTCAAGAACTTGGACCTACAGGCACTGGTGGTGGCAACATCGGAACAGGAAATGTTCCGGTTGCAGGGGAAAGTGAATTCTCTGGTACGCCTAGAGCAGTTACACCTGCAGGTTAAAGAAGCTTTAAATAGAAAAACAGAGGAGAATTAAATGTTAGATTTATTAGATACAATTTTAAAAATAGTAGGAGTAGTACCTTGGATAGTTTCAATCTGTTCAATGATAGCTGCATTAACACCTACACCACACGACGACAACTTAGTAAGCAAAGCATATAAAGTTATAGATTGGTTTGCCCTTAATGTAGGAAAAGCAAAGGAAAAATAATGAAAGAATTAGCAGGCAATCAAGATAAAATAGATGCTAATAATGACGGTAAAATATCTACTGAAGATTTTAAAATACTAAGATTAAAAAAACAAGAAGGCGGAAATGTAGATATGCAAATGTCTGAACTAATGCCTGTAGAAATAGAACAAGAAAATATGGTTCCTGAGATGGAAACAGAACAACAAGATATGGTCCCTGATATGGAAATGGAAGAGGACTATTTAGATTTTATTTTAGATGAAGCATTAACTGATGAAGAAGAAGTAATGCTAGAAACAAAATTAGAACAAGACGAGGAACTAGCTATGATTTTTGATAAAGTTGTAGATGTTGCTCAAGAATTTGCCGGAGCAGGACTCGTAGAGGGTCCGGGTAATGGCGTATCCGACAGTATACCCGCAAGGTTATCTGACGGAGAATTTGTCTTTACTGCAAAAGCTGCAAAAGAAATCGGAACTGATACTTTGATGTCAGTAATGAAAGAAGCTGAAGCTAAAGCAGATGCAAGACAAGGAATGGCTAATGGCGGTATGCTACCAGAAGAAGTTAAACCTTCTCCTGTTTTTGGTACTAAACCAGATGAGTCTACTATACCTAATGAAATTAAAGAAGGTATGGTAGCTACTAATCCTTTAGACCCAAGACATAGATACTTCCAATAGCTTAAAGTAGCAAGGCTACCCTATTAGCGTAGGCACCTTGTTATTTATTTAAACCGAAAGGCGACCTTTTACAAGACAAGCCCTGCAAGTCGACATCGCAGCTACCTTGTTAAACGAAGCCCTGATTAGGAGGAAAGAATATGACTAAACAAGTCCAAAAAGAGGAAAAGCCAAATCCTTATAACGCTAAAAAAGATTGGCACGAAGTAGATGAAAAACCTTTTGTTTCATCAAATAATATGTTTTTTGAAGAACCTTCAGAAAAAAATAAACTTTTTGATAGCAACGATATTACTGATATTGAAGCTGAAGGAAGTGTAAATAGAGAAGAACTGGAAAGTAAAAAGGATACTCCTTATAAAAAACCAGACTACAAAAAACGTTATGATGACTTAAAAAAACATTATGATGTTAAACTTAATGAGTTTAAACTTAGAGAACAAGAGTTAGTAGACGAAGCTACCAAAAATAGAACTAACTACAAAGCTCCTAAATCTGAAGAAGAACTTGATAAGTTTAAAAAAGATTATCCTGATGTTTACGAAGTAGTAGAAACTGTTGCTCACTTACAAAGTGAATCCAAAGCAAAAGTTCTTGAAGAACGCCTTGGTAAACTCCAAGAAAGAGAACAGCAGATAATACGAAAAGATGCAGAAAAAAGGTTAAATGAAAGACATCCTGATTTTGAAGATATTAGAAACAGTGATAATTTTCATTCATGGGCAAAAGAACAGCCTGACTCTATCCAAACATGGATTTATTCAAACGCTGACGATGCCGATTTAGCTTCTCGTGCTATAGATTTATTTAAACGTGATATAGGTATGGATGTTCCTAAAAAGACAAAGTCATCTTCTAGGACTAGAGGAAATGCTGCTGATATGGTCTCTACTAAAACAACAAGTATAGAACCGAAGCAACAAAAAGTTTGGTCCGAAAGGGAGATTGCTGCTTTAAGTATAGCAGAATTTGATAAGTACGAAAAAGACATATCAGATGCTATGCAAGAAGGCAGAATCATTAGATAAACTATTAATTAACTTAAAAGGAGAAGTATCATGGCTCAATATTTTGAACCAAGTACCGATACTAATGCTAACTTTGCGAACTCTGTAAGTGGACAGACTAATAGTTTCTTCCTACCTTCCGTTTATTCTAAAAAGGTTTTAAACTTCTTTAGGAAAGCCTCGGTAGTAGAAGCTATTACAAACACCGACTATGCTGGTGAAATATCTGCTTACGGAGACTCAGTTAAGATTATTAAAGAACCAGTTATCTCTGTGTCTGATTACACAAGAGGTAGCGATACAACTGCAACTAAATTAACAGACCAAGAGCTTTCTCTTGTTGTTGACAGTGCAAAAGCTTTCAAATTCATCGTAGATGATATTGAGACTAATATGTCACACGTCAACTTCAAAGAAGTAGCTTCAAGTTCTGCTGCGTATGCTCTTAAAGATTCATACGATGCTGCAGTTATTGCAACTATGTTTTCTGGTATATCAAGTTCATCACCTGACCACGTGTTAGGTAGTGACAGCGCTACTGACCTAGCGGCTGGCACATTTGATGGCACTGGTAACTTAGACATAGGCTTAGGCACTAGTGAACACGACCCACTAGATGTCATGGCTAGAATGGCAAGACTTTTAGACGAACAAAATGTACCTGAAGAAGGTAGATGGTTTGTCGCAAGTCCTGATTTCTATGAGGTTCTAGGACAAGCATCTTCTAAATTGTTGTCTGTAGACTTTAACGCAGGTCAAGGCTCAATTAGAAATGGCTTAGTATCAAGTGGAAAATTACGTGGTTTTGATATGTACAAGTCTAATAACATTGCAAGCACATCTAATGCTGCTGGTAAATGTTTGGCTGGTCACATGTCAGCTGTTGCTACTGCAAACACAATCCTTTCAACTGAAGTTATCAGGGACCCAAGTTCCTTTGGTGACATCGTGAGAGGTCTTCATGTATATGGTGCGAAAGTACTAAGAAGTGAAGCGCTTGTAGGTGCATTCTACGGAATTGACTAAAATTAACTAGGGAGGCTCTTCGGAGCCTTCCATTTTTATAAGGAAAAAATTATGTACGAAAAAGAAAAAAAATGAAACATGGCGGTTCGCATGATGGAAATGCAATGGCTAAACGTGAAGCTAAAATGGGCGGCGGAATGATGATGAGAAAAGAAATGGGTCATGGTGGACGCATGCAATATAATAAAGGCGGCTCAGCACAACCTATGTATGGTCATGGCGAATGTCCGAAAGCTTCAGCTAATTAAACATGAAAGTATCAGCACCTAAAGGTTATCACTGGATGAAGTCCGGTAAATCTTATAAGCTTATGAAACACGCTGGTAAATTTGTTGCACATAAAGGAGCAAGTTTAAAAGCAAACTTTGAAATACAAAAAAAACATAAAAAATAATGGCAACAACATATTTAGCTTTAAGTAATGAAATATTAAGAGAACTTAATGAGGTTGTTTTAACTTCAGCTTCATTTTCTTCTGCAACAGGTATTCAAGGTTTTGTTAAAGATGCATTAAATAAAGCATTATTTGATGTAGCAAACGAAGAACCTCAACTACCTTTTTTTGCTTCTGCAGTTAGCGGAGGTACAGACCCTTTTTATGGGAATGTAACAGTAGCAACAGTAGCAGGCACTAGATGGTATACATTAAAATCTGGTAGTTCAAGTATAACTACAGACTATTCATCAGTAGACTGGGATGATTTTTATTTAACAACAATAAACGTAAGCGGAGAATCTTCTCCTTATGTTTCTAAAGGTTTAAGATTTTTAACTTTAGCTGATTGGAAAAGATATAATAGAGATGGTGAAAACTCAGACGATGCTGAAGGTTCAGATGCTGCACACGGCGAACCTTCTTATGTAATTAAAAGTCCAGACCATAGAAAGTTTGGCTTAAGTCCAATACCAGATAAAGTTTATAATGTGCATTTTTATGCTTTTACTAAACCAACAGCTTTATCAGCACACGATGATACTATTCCTATGCCAGAGCAATACAGTAATGTATTAACTGCTAGAGCTAGATATTATGTACATCAATTTAAAAACAATTTACAACAAGCTGCTTTTGCTTTAGATGAGTATAAAAGAAATATAAGACACATGAAATCTAATTTAATAAACCCACAACCTAAAGATATGACAGACGATAGGAGATACTTCTAATGTCAGCTGCTCAGCCCTTTGCTGTACCAATGGAAGGTGGACTTAATAAGTCTACTAACTCATTAGCACTATTAAGAACTCCGGGCTTAGCAACTAAGTTAAGAAACTTTGAAGTATCTATAGAAGGCGGGTATAGAAGAATTAATGGCTATAGTCTTTTTGGTGGTGGAAGTGCTGCCAGACCAAATACTTCAAATGATATAGAAGGTTTATCAGTATATGCAGACGGAGCAGTTACAGTAGCTGGTGATGATATATTTTTTAGTAAAGATGGAACAAGTTGGTTACAATTAAATAAAGCTAGTGTATCTGCAAGTGGAGATAATTATTCTACATTTACTGGTAGAAGTGAACTATCTTTAACAAGTTTAGACCAATGTGAATTTGCTTTATATGAAGGTACTTCAGATTATGGTGAATTAATTATAACAGATAAGAGTGGAAACAATAAACCATTTTTATTTAAGATGACAGGCACTGGAAGTGCTTTATCTTCCAGAACTTATTTTGCTAGTCAAATAACAATAGATGGCTCTAAAACAGCTAAGTTTTGTAATATACATGATAAACATTTAGTAGTAGCTGGAGACCCCAGCACACCTAACACTATTTATTATAGTGCAACAAATGACATAGATAGTTTTAGTGGTACCGGTTCAGGCAGTGTAACACTAGAAGATAAAGTTGTAGGCTTAAAAAGTTTCCGTAATGAGTTATTTATTTTTTGTCAAAACTCAATATTTAAACTTATAAATATAAACGATTCTTCTAACATAGCTGTTGTTCCAGTTACAAAAAACGTAGGTTGCGTAGATGGACAAACAATTCAAGAGATAGCTGGTGACTTAATATTTTTAGCACCAGACGGTTTTAGAACAGTAGCAGGTACAGCAAGAATTGGTGACGTTGAGTTGGGAACTATTAGCCAAGCAATACAGCCTATTATAAATAATATTTTAGCTGCAAAGAATACACTACAATTTAGTAGTGTAGTAATTAGAGACAAATCACAATATAGAATGTTTTATAGTACTTCTTCTGATACTTCAGCAACTTCAAAGGGCATTATAGGAACACTAAGACCACAAGGATTCCAGTGGTCAGAAACATTAGGAATCCAAGCACCCGCTATTACTTCAGGTTTTGCAAGTAATGGCATAGAAAAGTTTTATCATGGTGATAGAGATGGGTATATTTATAATCACGACTCCGGAAATGATTTTAACCCAGCAGGAACTTCAACAGATATTGAAGCAGAATATCAATCACCAGATTTTGATTATGGAGATTTAGGGACTTTAAAAACATTAGATTATGTAAAAATATCTTTTACTCCAGAGGGAGACTGTCAGCCTACTTTAAGATATAAGTTTGATTATGATAGTAATACAACACCCCAACCAGTAGATATAACTTTAGATTCTATACCACAGCCAGCTTTGTTTGGTAGTGCTGTTTTTAATTCTGCAACATTTGGAGCAGCACAACAGCCACTAGTAAGACAAGCTTTAACAGGAAGTGGACATAGTAATTTTTTTAGAATTTTTAGTGCAGATAAAAATGCACCGTATGCAATTAATGGGCTATATATAAATTATAGACCATCAGGAAGACAATAACAGGAGATAATAAAACATGGCAACATATACTAGACAGAGTTCATTCAGTGATGGTGATACCATTACAGCTGCACTTTTTAACAATGAATTTAATCAATTAGTAAATGCTTTTAACGTAAGTTCAGGGCATACACACGATGGTAGTACCACAGGAGATGGTGGTCCACTTTCAACACTTTACAGTAATACTTTAAGTTTTGGTACAGGTGCAGATACCGACATAGCTATTACTTTTAACGCTAATTCAAACGATGGTGTTTTAACATGGATGGAAGACGAGGATTATTTTAAATTCTCAGATGATTTATTAATAGATAGCACAGAAAAAGTACAGTTTAGAGATACTGCTATTTATATTTATTCAAGTGCTGATGGACAGTTAGATTTAGTTGCCGATACTGAAATTCAAATAGCAGCTACTACAATAGATATGAATGGTGCTGCAGATATTTCTGGTAACTT